TAACGAGCTGGAGTTAAAATGAGTACACAAGCAGAAGACTTAGCCTTCTTAATTAAGACAGGTCAGATCAAAGAAGCACCAAAACCAACTGCACAAACAAAGAAAGATGAGGAATAACAATGGCAATCTATTTAAATAACAATGTTGGTGTTAAGTTGGCAACAGCAGCAGCCAAGACAACACCTTCTATTGACATTTCTGCATACGTAACCAATGCAGTAATTAACCAAGTAGCGGATGAGCTAGAAGTAACAGCTATGGGCGACACAGCTCATAAGTTTGTGGCTGGCCTACAATCTGGCACCTTAACACTTGACTTTATTAATGACTGGGCATCTGCTCAGGTAATGCAAACTTTGAATGACTGTTTTGGTCAGACAATCTCTGTATCAATGATTACAGTTAAAGGCACAGCAGTATCAGCAGCGAACCCATCTTACCAATTCTCAATTTTGGTAAATAACCTAACCCCAGTGGGTCAAGGCGGCGTGGCTGAGATCGCTACCTCTTCAGTAACATTTACACTAAACTCCGCAGTAACAGTGTCCCCATCGGTGGCATTTTAATTAAGGAGTAACAATGGCAAAGCTAAAGATAACAAGGGCTAATGGTGAAGTATCTGAACACAAGATAACACCAGGTGTCGAGTACGCTTTCGAATTAAAGTACGGATCAGGAATTAGCAAGGTCTTGCGTGAGCATGAGCGTCAAACAGAGATATTCTGGCTGGCTTATGAATGCTTACGCAGGGCTGGCGCACAGATACCTTTATGGGGATCAGAGTTTATAGACACTCTAGATACTGTCGAGGTATTAGACGAAGAAAAAAAATAACTGAGCGGAATTCTATTGCCTACACTATTGCACAACTAGCAGTAGAGACTGGAATACCGCCTAGCGAGTTTATTGATATGGATACCGAAATGTATCTAGCAATAATCCAGGTATTGACAGATAGAGCTAAGGAGATCAAAAATGCCAGTCGTGGTAAACGGCGTTAAGCAACTCCAGAAGGCTATGCGAGAAGTTGAACCTGAACTTAACAAACAGATGTCTAAAGATATTAAAACTGCGATGCTTATTGTTCGAGATAAAGCACGTGGTTATTTACCGCAACAAAACGAAGTTCTAAGTGGTTGGGGTAAAGGCACTGCATCGGCCGACACAATTAAATACAGGGCATTTCCAGCCTATGATTATTCACTGGCTAAAAGTCTTATTAAATATAACGCTGGTACAAATAGCCGCAATCGATCAGGTTATAGAGCTGCATTCTACGTAGCAAACATATCAGCACCTGGCGCAATCTTTGAAACTGCTGGCCGAAAGAATCGCAGAGGAGCATCTAATTCAGAAAGCCTTAATCCTAATGCTGGCATACAGTTTATAGAATCTGCCGAATCTATTAGCCAGATGAAAGGCGAGAACAAACAAAAAGGCCGTTTGATTTATAGGGCTTGGTTTGAAGAATCTAACAAGGTTATACCAGCCGTGGTTAAGGCTATTAACACAGTAGCCACAGACTTTAACATTAAAACACAGTTAGGCAAGGCAGCATAATGGCCAATTTAATTGTAAGCGCAGTTAGCACCTTTGATAATAAAGGATTAAAAAAAGGTCAGAAAGAAATATCTGCATTTGACAAAACAGTTAAAGCTCTAGGCAAAACCTTTGTCGGAGTTTTTAGTGCGCAGGCATTATTTAATTTTAGCAAGAATGCAGTCAAAGCATTTATGGCCGATGAGAAGGCTGCTAAGTCTTTAGAGTTACAGCTTAAGAATACTGGCTTTGCATTCAGCGCACCAGCGGTTGAATACTACATAGCCAATTTACAAAAGGTAACAGGCGTACTAGATGACCAGTTGCGACCAGCCTTCCAACAATTATTAACTGTCACCGGATCAATTACTAAAAGCCAGCAAGCATTAAATACAGCTCTAGATATTAGCGCAGCTACAGGTAAATCACTTACTGAGGTTAGCGCCGCATTAACACGTGGCTTCTCAGGCAACACTGCAGGGCTCAGCCGATTAGGCGCAGGCATAAGTAAGGCCACATTAAAAACTGGCGATATGGACAAGATCCTAGGTGAGTTAAATCAAAAGTTTAGTGGTCAGGCAGCAGCTAGATTAGATACTTATGCAGGAAAGATGGATCTGCTTAAAGTAAGCGCAGCTAACGCATCGGAAGAAATTGGCAAGGGATTATTAGATGCACTATCAGTATTAGGCAAAGATAAAAACATCGCAACGGCAACTGACGCTATGGAAAGTTTTGCCAAATCTATTGGCGATGCACTTTATGGAATTGGTTTGTTAGTAAGCAAATTAGATGGCTTGGCATCCACAATAGGTGCAAGTGGTTTAGCAGATTTGTTATTACGTTTACAACCAGGAGGTAAAGGCGCACAAACGATATTAGGCGCACTATCATCCTTTGGTGCATCTAATAGAAATAAACCAAGATCTAATTTTACTTATGAGTTAGGATCTAGTGCCACTAAAGATATTGAACGTGCCAATGCAATAATTAAAGGCAACAAAGCCCGTGCCACAGAATTAAAATTGTTAAAAGAAAAGAATGCTTTAGAAGCCTTGAAGATAAAATATGATGTAGAGCGTGCTGGCCTTATGTTGGCACTAAATCAGGCAACCGATGAAGAAACCCGATTACGTATTGCCGAGAAGTTAGCCATACTAGATGGCAACGCAGCTAAGGCTCAACAGTATTTAGCAGATACAGAATTGACTTTCCAAACAAATCAACTGGCTAAATCTATGAATCAAGCAGCTAACGCAGCTTTATATTTTACCGATTGGGCAACCTATCGAGCTGGTGAGCGTGGAGACACAGCATTGATGAGTAATGTTCCCGCCAGTGGCGGTGGTGGCGGATACATACCAACACCATCTATGACTATGGCTGCAGACTATCAAGCATACCGAGCAGGCGAGCGTGGCGATGTAGTTGTAAACGTCGCTGGATCAGTATTAACCGAGCAAAGTTTAACCGACACTATTACAGACACTATATTAAGAATTAACAAAATGGGCCGTGGTACTACACCTGCAGGCGGTCTATCTGGCGGCACCTAATGGCTGTACCAACAATCAATGCAATTATTAACTTTAGCACTGGGCCTGCTACTGCACAGGCTATGCAGTTAGATATTGGCGTATTAGGCACAAACGTATTAGCAGATGCAGTAGCAGTTATTGTTGATGTATCTGATCGAGTTAATTATGTACAGACCAGCACAGGCCGTAGTCCATTAACCGATACATTCCAGACAGGCCAACTTACTTTACGCATCGTAGACCAAAATGGCGACTTTAATCCTACTAATCCTGCCGGGCCTTATTATGGCTTACTTACACCGATGAAGAAGGTGCAGATAACTGCTAATTACAGTGGTGTTACTTATCCTATATTTTCAGGTTTTATTACATCTTATGTAAACACTCAGCCTAAAGATGCAACAGAGGTTGCCTATACAACTATACAAGCTGTAGATGCGATGAGGCTTGCCCAGAATGCCCAAATATCAACAGTAACAGGTGCTAGCGCTGGCGACCTATCAGGCACACGCATTAATGAAATACTAGATGAAATTGCTTGGCCAGCATCACAACGTCAAATCGATGCAGGTCAAACTACATTACAGGCAGATCCAGGCACAGCACGCACTTCTCTAGGTGCTATGCAGACTGTGGCCGATTCAGAGTATGGCGCTATCTACGTGGATTTTGATGGATCATTTGTATTTAAGGATCGTTTAACTGCTACTGCATCAATAGGCGGCACGCCTACAGTTTTTGCAGATGATGGCACAGGTATCTCTTATGCTAATGCTGTCTGGAAACTAGATGACAACTTAATCTTCAATTCAGCCCAGATTAGCCGTGCAGGTGGATCACCACAGACTGCCATCAATCAGCCATCTATTGACAAATACTTTATCCACTCATACAACTTGCAGGATCTTCTAATGCAGAGCGATTCCGTTGCGCTCGATTACGCACGTGCTTATGTGGCGTCTAGAGCTGAAACTACTATCCGATGCGATGCCATCGAACTGGATTTATACACCGCTAATTACAACGCAGGCATCCTTGCTGCCCTAGACCTAGATTTCTTTGATCCAATCACAGTTATTACAACCCAGCCAGGGGGATCTCAGCTAGAGAAAACCTTGCAGATTTTTGGCGTAGCAAACACCATTACACCTAATTCCTTTAGGACAGTGTTTACAACGCTAGAACCTGTCATTGATGGGTTTATACTAGGCAACGTAGATTACGGGGTCTTAGATCAGAACGTTTTATCTTACTAAGGAGAAATTATGGCAACCTGGCCGGGCACGACTGGTGATGTAGTTACATCCGCTATGTGGAATGGACTACCAGCATTCACAGTACAAACTGCAAAGACAGCAGATTACACAGCGGGTACTGGTGATGAGTATCAACAACTTATCCCAATGAATAAGGCAACTGCTATTGCATTTAAAATCCCAACGGATGCAACATATAACTTTGCAATAGGTACAGTTATTACATTATTAAACATAGGTGCTGGTACTTTGACAATAAGTGCAGTTACATCTGGCACAACAACAATATTAAGTGCTGGCGCAACTCCTGCATCTCCAACCCTTGCACAAAATAGATCGGCTGCTTGTATAAAAACAGCTGCAAATGCTTGGTATGTAGTTGGGGCTGTTGGATAAATGCTAAACATACTTGCTGGTGTTTTGCCGCCAGATAATCCAACGTTCACCGCAACTGGTGGTAATGAAATTAAAACAGTTGGCATATATTCATATCATTTTTTTACAAGTAATGGATCTTTTACTGTCACTACTGGGTCAAGAGAAATAGCAATTATTAGTCAAGGCGCAGGCGCAGGCGGAGGCTGCGGTCAAGGAGCAGGCGGTGGAGCTGGTGAATTAGATATTTTAACGACTGTCAGCGCAAGTCCTAATACTTACACTGTAACTGTTGGCGCACAAGGAAACGGATCAACTAGCGGTTCAACAGCTGGTGCAAATGGCGGTACTTCTAGTTTTGCGTTAGGT